TCTTCTGAATCACTATAATCATTTTCAGATGCCCATTGCCTAGCTATTGCATCGGCTCTATCACTTTCATCCTTTACACCAAGAAGAGTAGCGGCACCACGCTGTAGTGTTTGGTTATCTAGCAGGCCCATTATTTAGTCTCCACCATTTACGTAGTCCCTAAGCTGCTTTAGTTTACGCAAGGCAATAGCTTGACCTTGAAGACGGTATAAGTTGTGAGAATCGTCTGCCTGTTCCATAGCCCTGTGCGTGTCAGCCAGTCTAGTATCCATCTCCTCAAGAAANGAATCCCACAAAGGTTTATCATTTACTAAAGACTTTAGGTTTTTCATGCGGCACCTTCACCTGTATTGCCTGAGAAGCCCTGTTCTCCTGGCTGAGGGGCTGTACCAGTACCTATAGTACCTCCCCCTGCCCCAGACGTATCCTGCACCTGAGCACCCGCTGGTGCTCCCTTAGGGCCAGGTTGTGCTGGAACGCCCTCTTGTGGTGCTGCAGGCTCTGGGTTCTGCTCTCTAAATACTTTAAACAACTCTGCCTGTAGTTTAGCGTCAGCCATTGAGTTGACTACCTTGTCTGGATCTAGGTCCATAGACTTAGCAATCTCACGCATTACGTAGTCCATTTAGCAAACGGAGCTAAGGCTGGGTTCTGTGTAACCTGTAGGAACTGCATCAGTCGTTGTGACCTTACTTCGTTAGCCATCAATGACTCAGTACCTTGAGCCTTAACTTCTAGATCACCCTTGATGTCTTGGTCAAAGTCAAACTGCATGTTAAAGTTAAAGAAGGCTTTACCTAGTGGGCCAAGGAGATAGTCGTCTACGTTCTTAACTACATTACGAATACTACCGTTAGCAGCAGACATAAGCATTGAGATACCAGAAGCTGTACGTCCTACACCTGACACACCTGTCTGACCGTGTGCGAAAGAAGGAAAGCCTGTGCTCTCATCAGCAAGTACTCTAGCCTTGTCGAAGAGTTGTAGGTTCTCATTTGATACATTCGGGAACTTGGTTCCGAAGATGGCCTGTCCTGGTGCACCCCCTTGTCTCCTAAAGACTTTTCCTGGGTACACTGATAGGTCTTGGCCTGGCACCAAGTTGGTCTCATCAACCTCGATTATTAGGTTACCTGATAGAGCAGCATTGTCTACTGCCATTCTCATAAACCCATTCATAAGGGTCTGAGTATCATCCATATTCTCAGCTATACCTACACCAAACAGGCTGTACGGATTGACCTCGTAAGGAACAGAGTAGTACGGTATATAAGAAGGCGTAAATGGATTAAGTACAAGACGAAGAACCTGACCATTGCAAGTCCATATGTTTACAGATACTTGATCATACTCTTCTAACTCTGGAGGAACATCTACCTTCTGATCTTTAAGAAGATCTACTTCTACGTTACCCCAAAACTCAAGCACCTGATAACGTTCTGCCTTAGACTCATTAGCTTCGTCCTCCATGATCTGTTCCCACCACTCTTTAGTGTAGGACTCACCCATAGATACGGCTGTATCAATAGCATTTTCACGAAAGAATGGACGTTTCTTTAGTGCACGTAACTGTGTTCGAGACATCTTGTGACGCTCAACAACATACTCTGCATCATCCATATTGATTGCGTCAGGGTCTGGATAGAAGTTCCATGTAGAAACAGAAGAACACTTAGGTACAGTCTTTAGTATGGGTTCGTAGTCACCTTCTTCAGACCAGTTAGGATATTCTTTATCTACTGCGAATGGACCCTTCATAATACCTGTACCAAATAATGCACACTCAAAGGCTGTTGTACGTAGTTCTTTACGTGCGTTAGACTCTTCTAGCTGGTCATGTATTTTCTTTTCCATCTTCTTAGCTGCAACCATAGCTGGATGAAAAGTAATTTGGGTAGGGGTAGATCCCTCGCCTTCTTTGAGTTTATCACCTAGAGGCTCAAGCTTACTTCTTAAGCCAGCAAGACGTTCTTGAAACTCAGGGAATGTTTCACCTGGTTCTAGCTTGGGTATATCTACTTGACCATCAGACTCCATCTTCTTGATGTTATCGTCTGTCTCAACATTAACAGCTTCAAGTACACCGTCAGGAAGTACAGTAGGGTTGATACTAATTGGAAACTTGTTGGCACCAAAAAGAACCTCTACGATCTGTCCGTAGGCGGCAAGTACTTTAGTCTTAGTTACCTTAACAAATACTTTAGACTTCTCAGTAGAAGTAAAGCTAACGTCTGGTCCGTATAAACCTCTGTAGTTTCTGTAAGCTTTGATCCAACGTTGCTCTTCAGTGTACCTTGCCTCTTCTGCTTTATAAAAACGTTGTTGGACATAATTGACTATAGAACCAACAGGTTCGTCTGCACCAAGACCCTCTTCAGAATCTTCAATGAAAGACACCTCAGAGTCATCCATGTTTACTTCTTCATTCAAGATTTCATCTTCTTCCATAGTAGATCCTTAGTCTAATATCCAAATTGAGGGTCAGCTGCCTGAAAACCTGTCCTTTGATCGGCTGAGTCAAAGTCAAACAAGTTACTCCTTGGTCTTGTCATTACTCCGTAGCGTAGCGCATCATAAAGGTGATCTTCTGCTTTAGTGTCTACATCTTCTGGATTATTCTTATCAAGAGGAATAGAGGGTAGCTGTGCTATTGTATTAGTACAGTTGTTAAAGAAAACTATTCTTGGATTTTCTGTGAACTCGTCAACCTGTAATCGTCTATGTATTTCATTCTTACCTGCAACACGTGAACCTTTTGATCTATCAGATGGACGCCAGTGGCATCCTTTCATGATCATTGTCTCTGCTAGGCTTGGCCCTGTGTCTCCACGTTTGTGCCACAAAGAACTATCGAGGACACCATACCTTATTTTCTCTGCTGATTCAAGTTCTAAAATAGTTTCTGCTAAGTCTGTAGCTAAAACTTTAGACACATATAATTCCCTATAAACAATCAACTGTTCGTCTGGTGCTATAGCAATCCAAACAACCCCAGTGTAAGATCCGTATCCGTAGTCACATGCTCTAAACCTAGTCCAACTTGAGGGTATGTCGTATGGTTCTATTACGTGAATCTTCCTGTTAAACTCAGAGAAGGCTGCTCCCTCGTTAATGTCCCAGTCACCTTCAAGTAGTTGTCGTCTTTGGTGCTCAGGTAGAGAAAGTAGGTTAGCTTCGTACATACCATCGTCTGAAAGGTATGGGTTATCAAATAGAGTAGCAGGAATAAACTTTCTTTTAAAAAGTGGCTCTCCTTCTCTAGTGTGTCCCTTAGGCCAACAAATTACTTCACCTTCTGGATCTGTAGCCCAATACGAATGTCCTGGCTCAGCTGGATCAATAAAGGTGCGTTTCACCCATTGGTGTCCTGGCCCACCTGGGTTACTTGTTGCTCTCATGTAGAGAGGTAACCCTGATGCCTTAGTAGTACGTAACCTTGAGCGCATATATGTCCATGCGTAACTTGAGTCCCATTGCGTCAACTCATCGAAGCCAATCCAATTAAAAGCCTGACCTTGGTATCTCATAACGTCATCGTCACGATCTAGGTAAGACATCCAGAGTGTAGCTCCACTTGGTGCTATCCAAGTCTTGTCTCTCTCCATAAACTTAATGCCAGGTATTGCCCTAGGGTATAGTTGTTTAGAGACCGAAATAAGTTCTCTTAGTTCTTCAGTACTACGTCTAACTAGAAGCATACTAGCATTAGGATTATTTAGATAACGAACAGGGTCAGCAACTAAACTATAGCTCTTGCCCCCGCCTGCTGCACCACCGTATAAGACCTCCTGTTCAGTAGCACTCAGGAACCTAGTCTGTGGTCCTGCGTTAGGCTGAAAGATAATCTCTTGTGCAGATTCAACATCGAAAGGTGCTGGCTTAACTGTCGCTGGGGTCTTCTTCGACCCAAGGGTTAACGTCTTCCCAGTTTTGTTGTCCTTCGATAGTTCTTGTAGCTCTACCTCCGATACGTTGCTTTTCGATTTTCTCCGCTTTGGTTGCCGCCTCTTTGTACCGCCTGGCATACTGCCTAGAGTTGTTGGACGACCTGCGCCTTTTTTCTTCGATTCGGACACGTTTGTATAACCCTACATGTGAGATATTTCTACCAGAGTTCTTAGATAGCCACATGGCTACTTGTCTAACACTGTACTCATTAAGAAATAATTTTGCTTTTTCTAGAAGTTCTAGTTCTTCTGGAATTGGGAATAAGAAGATCTGGATCATCCTCGTCTTGCTTATAACCAAAGGGTATGTGTCGTCCTACTCGTATGATAGGATACCAGTCTCCCATCTCTCCTCTCAAAGGTATCCTCCACTCTACCTTATCTGGATATTCTGCTTTACTTGCTCTCTTACTCATCAGACTCCTTCGATGGTAAAATAAAGAGAGGTTCTGATGTCTTCACTTCCACCTTATCTGTCTTAGTAAAGCCTGCTCGATCTAAGATGTCCTTAGCTGCAAGCATCTTTTCTTTGACACCTAGGTCTGTTGGATCAGCCATTACACTAAACATAGTGTAAGCAGCCTTAGTGGACGATTGTGCAATAAACTTTTTAGTTAGTTCTGCGACCTCATCCACTAAGGAAGATGTTACTGAAGATGCAGACGTACCCTCAGCGTACCCCGAAAGCTTGACTGCTCTAACGGGGTCACCTTGGGCTTCATCAAAAAGAACGTCTAAGAACTTTTGTTGCTTTTCTGTTAGTTGACGTACCATTAAGAGCAGTCCTTACTGTTAAATTAATTCCTATTTTTTGGACTAAATAGTTTGTTAGGATCAGCACTTCTTTTTTTCTGTCCTTTAAACTGAGCATCACCACCCCTTATTTCTTTTACAGAAGCAGGTAGCCCTAACTCATTACGTCTTGAACGACTCATCTCATTCCATTGCGCCCTTGTATACCTTGAAGCGCGAGAAGCTTTAGCATTAAGTTCTTCTTGACCTGCAGCTTTAATTTGTGTAACAGCTGCCTTTCCTTTAGGAGAAAGCCTTGGAGTCCTATTTCCTGCTTTTCTCATATCTCCTAATGTTCGATAGCCTTCCCTAGCTTTATCTCTACGCTTTGATTCCATTGTAGGAGATTCGATGTTAGTGTTACGCGTTTTAACTTCTGCTGCACCGCCGCCACGACCACTATACTTTTTAGGCTTCTTTACAGGTGGCCTAGTCTTAGGTCTCACAGGTTTTTTCTCTTTTAAGTCACCTGCAAAAACAGCAGCCATAACCTTGCCGTTCTTGTC